ACATTTTATTATTTGTAATTTCAATATTATTTGTTTTTAATAACTAATCAAGTTTTTCTTTAGTATATTCTACCTTTGTTAGATTTGAACAAGCAAATTCACAAAGTTTCTTATTAAAGTGTTCTCCATAATATCTTAAATAATTTATAAAAGATTCAGGTTTTATATCATAATTCGTTAAATCTTTCATATATTTAAAGATAGATTATTAATATTCGTATCTACCTTTTACTTTCTTAACATGCTTTGTATAATACTCTGCATCTTCTTCATCTTCATCACCATATGTTTCTGAACTTTCTGCAAGTTTTTTAATAAGTTTACAAGCTATGTTTTTCAAACGGTAAAGATGTTCAATAGTATCTTCATACTAATCCTCTTTTACTTCAATGTATCCTCTCATAGTTATTGATTAATTTTCGTCTTTAGATAAGATAGATATTAGTTTATCCATTTTATGTTCGAGTCCACCTATCTTAGTTTTGAGATTATTTATATCTTCATCCCTTTCTTTTTCTTTTGCAAATCTAGGATTGAGTTCTTTTAGAATTTCTTCACAAGAACTAATTACATTATTGTGATAAGAAACACTATCTATAATATTTCTACTATTCTACAACATATTATCAACTTCATTTAACATTAATTCTTTAGTTTCAGCAATAGTTATATTATTGTAACTGGTAACTGATAATGATCCGATTACATTCTAAAAATCCATTGTCTAATCTCCAATTTTAACGTTTATATTGACAGTTGATCCATTTAACATATAATTATTATTATAGTTAGGAGAAGATACACTTGTAACCTATCCGACTTTTAACTAAGGTTTTTCTCCTTTTTCTAAAATGTATAATACACTTCCCTATCTTAGAGCTGAAAACATAATTTTAGTTTAATTAGTTTGTAGTAGTATCTGTAGATTTTGTACTTGATGCAGATGATGTAAATTCTAAGAATCTCATAACACCAGTACGTTTATTTAAATATGCAAATCTTTGAGTATTACTTTCTACATCACATCCAAGTACATTGTTTCCTTGACTATCCACTATGTTAATAGTATTGTTTCCAGAATCATCACTACTTGTAGTTGTAGTTGCATTTCCTCTATAAGGAATTGCTAAAGTAACAGGTAAATTAGAACAAGAAGTAGGAATAGATTCATGAACCTATAATAGAATTAAACATTCACAAGGAAGTTCATTATATAAATTAGGATTTACTCCAAAATCTATTGTTTTAGTATTTGTTTGAACACTATTGGTATTCAATACATAAATACCACCTACATCTAATCTCTAAATGTTAGATCTATTAGAAAAGGTAATTACAGGATTATAGTTCCACATATTTACCTCCTTCTTAACAGTTACAACCTCCGCTTAAAGTAGAAATACCACTTGCTACATTTAAACCATAATTTACAGGAATAAATCCTCCCATTGCTGGAGTATAAGGAACTTTAGCTACTAATGGTTGATTACATTCTATAGAAGCGAGTCTTGAACTCAAGTCACACAATGAACTATTAATAGGAGTAACAGCTTGACTAATCATTTGACCAAATGTAGCTGTTTGTACTTGTTGAGAAAGCTATGATTGTAATTGACTCTTAGATTCTCTTAAAGCATCAATCTTATCATATAATGCTTGAGTTTGCATTGCATCAAGTTTGCCAATTATAGCATTAGTATTTGCAGATGCACCATCTCTTAAAGCAATAGAATTACTATTAATACTATTGGTGATAGCATTAGTTTGTTGACAGTTAGCAAGTTGATTTTGATAACCTTGTTCAGTAATAGCTTGTCTTACATTGCAACAAGTTTGTGAAATTTGATTGGCAATAGCACAATCTCCAGATTGAACAGCGTTAATTACTTGTTGTGATGACATACCAACTTGATTACCAACACTCTGAATTTGTGACATAACTCCGTTAAGTGCTTGTTGAATATTACCAACAGAGCAATTAAGGGTTGAAGCAAGTTGATTAATAGCACTACCATTTCCATTAATAGCCTACATTAAAAGTTCTCTACCAGTATCGTTGCTGATTTGATTAGATAGATAATCAACTCCTTGTGTGGTAGCTCGGTTTCCTCCGAAACCTCCCCAACCTCCACCTCCCCAACCCATGAGGAAGAACAAGAAAATTACCCACATAAACCAACCACCTTCTCCACCAAAACCACTATTGTTTTTCATGAGAGCTAGTACACCTGGATCTATTCCTTTTTGTGAAAGCATTGGACCTAAGATAGACATTAATCCGTTATTATTTCCCTATTCAGGAAACATAAAAACTTTACTATCGGACATAAATATAATATTTAAAAATTAATTAGTTATAAATCTGAAATCTATACAATCTGTTACAGTTTCGAAACTATATTGTAAAAATTTTGTAAAACAAGTATATACTAAAAATTTTAAATATTATATTGATAATTGTTAAAATATGTTAATACTATTAATTATGTACAAAATAAAAATCCTACCCTCATAAAAGGATAGGATTTTAATTACTTTAGAATATCTTCAAGTAATAGTATATCGTTAACATTCCAATTGGAATTACTTTCAACAAATGATTCAAATTCGGAATCAGTTAGCTTTTCAAAGTTAGTTTGTCTATCTTCCTCTGAAAGATTGATTATAGATGGCGAAATAGATTGTGTATATTTAGCAAAATATTGATTAACATCTAATCTTTCTTCTTCACTTAATGTTGTATTTTCACCTTCGGTTTGCCATTTTTGAAGTTTAGAAACATATTTGTCAAAGTCTTCATCTTTAGCAGAATTTCGGATTTGTTCTTCAATCTCTTTAACTTCTTCAAAGATTTTAGAAATTTCTCTAGCTGCTTTAACAACTTTCAATTTAGAAACTCCTTCTACTTTAGTAAGTTTAGCCTTACTTAATAATTCATTAACATTTGCAATATTCTTTAATTTCATAATTTTATTTATTTAGATAATCAAATTTATATATAATATAAATAATATCAAACTTTAATCAATAAATTTATTGATTTTTAACATTTTCTAATTCTATTCTCAATTGTTCTATTTCAGATTCCAAATTAGAAATTTTTTGTTTTAATTCAATAGTTTCCTTTGCAATTGATACAGAAGAAGCTAATGCAATTTCAGCATAACTCATTCCCATTTCTCCTTCTTCTCCTTGAACAGCATAAGGAGTTATATCTTTCCAATATTGCGCTGATGAACCTAAATGTTTAGATTTATCATATTCATCATTTTTCCACGTGAAATTAAATATAGGAGCTTTAGCAATATCGTTTATATCGAGTAATACATCTTCAAAGTTTTCTTTTAAAGTTATGTCAGAACTATAGCTTAATGTTCCATTTGCTCTAATTCCTTTTTCAGTTACCAAACTGTATGTTGTTGATGCATATGTACTACTATAACCAGTATGTCCTAATATTAATTGAATCATACATTTAGTTCCACTTTCCCCACTTGGATGAGGAGTTGTTTCTAACCTCAATATGTTTAAATTAGGATTAGTCCCTCCAGTTGTTTCATTTCTAAACTAATAAGCATATTTAGATATTGTGTCTGGACCTTTTATACTAAATCCAGTTGCGTCAACTTCTATGCTATTAGCAATAATATCACCACTTGTTGTTGTTATATAAGGAGTATCTATTCCAGAAGCTGTAATATTAGTTTGAGTTCCTTCATCTTCATTTATTAGATAGTAAGATTCACCGTCTAACGTTCCATATATCTCTGTTGATTTTGATAATAATAACTATGAATCGTATGATGTTATACGAATAAAATCATTACCTTCTTCAGTAGTTACATCTAATTCAGAAGCTGTTAAAGATGTACAAGTTATACTATCTGTACTAAATGTAGGACAAGTTAAAGTTCCTCCACAAGAAATACCATTTTTAACCACAAGACTATAATTTGATGCTGCTAAAGTTGTAGTAGTATTTCCAATAATCACTTGATCATTATTAGCAGTAGATGAATATATTTTTAATGCAGGTAAGTTTGTAGTTTTAGTTATAAACCCTATATCGTATTCATTTGATAATCTAACTCCATTGTTTATACGAGCTTTTCCGAATACATATAATGGATAATCAATAGCAGCATTAATCGAAATTCCACCTGACACCATTATATATCCTAAACCTGTACCTGTACCAGCATTAGTTGTAAATCTAACATCATAATCTAAAAAACTATCTGATGTATTGTCATGAAAGTCAATATATCTTCCAACTTCCATTAATCTAGCATCCTGTAAATAAGGAACTACTTTAATGCTCTATTTATAATTATCACTTGTTAATCCAAATACATATCCATTTGCAGTATCTGTCCAAGGTATATTTACAAATGCTTTTCCATCTTTGTCTAACTGAACACCATAATATCTACTAGCTGTACTTCCATTACTTGATGTCAATGAAACTGCTGTAGTTAATACATTTGATACAATTACTCCACCTAATGCAGAAGCTGTTGATTTAGCAATACTAAATTTATTACTAGATAGTGATAATCCAGTTCCAGCTGAATAAGTTGTATTACTCCATGGGATATTTACAAACGCTTTACCTGTACTATCTAGTTGTACACCGTAATATCTATTTGCAGTTGTTCCATTAGATGATGTTAATGTAACACTACTTGTTAATACATTTGATGGTTTTATTCCACCAATTTCAGAAGTAGTTGCTGTTTTTAGATTAAATGTATTATCAGTTATTGTTGGATTATCAACTACTGTAAGTAATGTTAATCCTGTTCCAGCTCTATATATATAATCACTTTCATCAAAAGCAATGAAAGCCTGTTTACTAGTAGTTAGATGTACATTGCATTTTTTAACAGCATTAGTATATGCTGCTTCTCCAGCAATGTTACCATTTGTATCATATATAAAATTACTTGTATCAACAATAATACCACCAATTTCACTTGACGTAGCAGTTTTTAAACTAAATTCATGATCACTAAGTGATAGTCCAGTTCCAGCAGTATAATTACGACAATCAAATTGTACCCCTTTTATCCACATTGTACAATTTGATAAATCAAAACAAATGTCATTAGCTCCCCCTGAAGTTAAAGGGGAAGCTGTTGACGGATTATAACTAATTTTCATATTTTATTAAGCATATTCATAAGAACTTGTAGATACATTATACCAACCAAGATCGAAACTAACTTTAGTTGTTCCCGATGTAGATGTATCTTTATTAATTACGATATTTGAAGAAGCTTCAATATCCAATATATCAGTACCAATACTTGTTCCAGCAATTTGTATATCTCTTTGAGTATTGGTCCAAGGAACATTAACAAAAGCAACACCATTCTTATCAACTTCAACTGCATAATATCTATCACTAGTTGTAGTAACTGCTTGAATAGTTGGACCAGTCGTTGATTTAGTAGCAGCTGTAGTTTTTAAAGTAGCAGCAGTTGTCCAAGAAATATTGGGTTTAATACCACCAAGTACATTATATTTAGCAGTCGGTAATGAATAAGCAGAAGGTAATGTTTTAGTTGTAACACCAGTAACGTGTCCAGCAGCATCTTTTGTAACTCCAGTTACTACAGCATTACCATCAGATAATGAACCTGCTGTAGTTACTGTAGCAGCACTACCACCTGAAGGAGTATAGTGATTAGCTGCTGATGTTACATGTTCATCAGTTGCTGACATAATCAATGTTCCTGTTGAATTAGTTGCAAATGTTAGAACATCACCTAGTGTTGCAATTTGAACACTACTTAGAACTTTGCTATCTTCAACATAATTCAAATAAGCATAGTTTCCAGCAGTAAGGTTATCTGCATTTTCAGTAGCTGTTGAATCAATACCTACAACAATTTTACCAGCTTTATGCGGATTAGCAGGCATTGTTACAGACAATGAACTACCATCAACTGTACCAACTGTTGATTTAGTTCCCCAATCCAATGTTGGATTACTATCTACAACTGTAGCTGTTTTAGTAACTGATAATTTTGTTCCATTAAAAGTAACACCATCGAATTGATAAGCATGTCGATTTGTACTATTTTCTCTAAAGATTATATATGGATTTGCAGTAGAAGTTGTAACATTTGAAGTTGCAGTACTTGATGCGGCAATTAACAAATCAGCAGTGTAGTGTGTATCTGTAAATACAGCATCTGATGGTACATTTGCTCCAAGTGTATATTCCATTGCCGCTGGAATACCACCAGTTTTTAGATACATTCCTTTAGTTGCAGATCCAAGTTCCCCTCTACATGCAATTTCTCTACCATTATCACCAAGAAACACAGCAATTCCTCCAGTTAATGAAGAGCTTGGACCAGTAACAGCACCATCAATATTTGCCTGAACTACAGTCCAATGTGCATTATTTATTGCTGTTTGTGAAGCTGTAGCATCAGTAATTGCGATAATCATATCACCAACTTCACATTTAATTCCTGCATAAGTACCTGCTGTAATTACTTTGTAAGTCCAACCAGCTGAATAACTTGAAGAAGGAAGTGCTGTAACTGTACCACTAGTACCAATAGTACCTTTAAATACCATTGCATCATTAGCAGCAAGGTTATTTTTTATTTCAGTTTGTAATTCGGTAATTAAACCTTGAATCTGTGCAGATGTTGCAAGTTTTGTAGATGTTCCTGAAAAACTGGTGTTAGTTAGAGAACTAATTAAGGAATCTGGATCTAAATAATCTTTACCGTGGGTTACAATGCGACCGTCACCTGTAAAAATCAATTTATTATAATTACTACTGGTAGAGTCAATACCTGTTATTGTTCCCAATTTGGTGATTGCATCACTAAGGGATGTTGCAAAATTTAATAAAGCCATTATGTATTATTCCAATTTAAATTAATTTTGTTTTCGGATAATTTAAAATCATCACTTAAATTTATCTGTTTATCTTCTGATCCATTATATTCAATAGTTCCCCCATCAGCAGTAATTATTTGTATTTTACTAAGTGGCTCTGAAGATACAATGTGACCATTATTATCATACTAAATTCTTAATGCTTGTGTTGAATCATTTGGCGTTATATTGTTTTCATGAGATATAATTACCTAATTATTATTCTATGTAACAATTAGTCCTGAATTTTCAGAAACAGTTACTCTTTCAATTTTTTTATTTAATTCTTTATCTAAAGTAATTACTTCTGAACCATTTTTTAATAAAACAGATTCAACACTAGTCTAAGGAAATATTACATTTCCATTTTCTTTTATTTGTTTTATTAAAATTTCCACAATTAAGTATTTACAAGAGTGTCATATAAAGTATCTGGAATATCGTAATTTACAACAACATTACTTCCAGATGAAGTCTAAACATTTTCAGCTTTTAAATATGTAACATCTGCTGTATTTTTATATTCGTTAAATGTTTCGTTAGTTACATATCCAGATAAGTCAACACTTGCTTGAATTTCTCCAATTTTCTCCCAAATATATACATCATCTTTAAGAACACATAAATATTCAGCAAATATATTTCCGTTTTCACTGAGAGTACTAGGAAGTAAATAAATAGTATTTTTACAATCTTCTGAAGCGGAAGGTAATTCTGAAACTATCTTATATAATTCAAAATCATTCTTTACATTAACAGTTCCATCATCTCCAATTTCAAATCCAGAACCAAATTTAATTGAATCCTGTTTATTAGCAAGATCTTCATTAATTTTATTAAGTGCTTCTGTAACTGAATTTTGATTACTATTAGTAATTCCAAGAGCTGTATAAAGAACCTTATCCAAAGTAGTAATTCCAAGCGAACTTAAACCAGGAATACGATTATCTTCACAATTAACAACAACTGCTTCAGATAACGTAACGGGAACGAAATCACTTCCACTCTATTTGAGTCTTTTAATTTGTATCATTGTTTAAATAAATTGTTAGGTATTGTATATGTACTATAAGTCTGTAAATCAGAATCTACAAAATCTAAATTTGCTATAGCTTCATTTAAATCATCTTCTGTAACTAATGTACCTTTAAAATCAGAGTTCAACTCGGATATTAATTTAGCTATTTCTTGTTTACTATAGACGTTTAAATTATCTCTAACTTTCTTTTTATCTTCTTCCGTTTTATATTCTCCTAGATAATTCTCAATAAATAAACACGATTTAAATTCTGGTTTCTTACATGCATCCACATATGCAGTATTATTTAAACCAAATCCCGTATCTATACTTGTGTTAGAATGATATGGAGGGAAATTAATCCCTCCATATTCATATAAATCATCTATCATAATTCTAACTTAATTTTTCCAGGATACTTACAAATATAATCATAATTTATTAATTCTTCTATTGTATTTAAATTCTTGATTTCAGCTAAATTTTCATATGTAGCTAAATAACATTTAGATGCATAAACTTCTAGTTGAGATAAGAACTCTTTTAACTTTTCTGGAGAAATTTCTATAATATTTTCTCCAAGTATTAGTTTAACATTATCATTAGAAGCATTAGCTAATCTCTCTAAACTATTTCTAGTTTCTTTATTAAACCAATAATTAGAATTATCATAAACAAATGAATTTACATTTGACGAAGTATCATAATAATCAATCTTAGCTCTTAGAACTTTAGATAATATAAAGTCAAAACAAACACCACTTTTCTAAATGAATAATTCTTTCCACGCAGATAGTGGTAATTCTAACAATTCAGAACGTTTAACTAAATCGTAAATACTATCTGTTTTTTCAATAATATACTTAGTATCGTTATATGTAAATATCATAATTATTAACTTTTAGAATAATTATATTCAGTAAATGGAATACCTAAGTGTTTACTTAATCTAGAAGCATTTGTTCTTGCTGAAGAATATTGCCAATCACTAGTATCATATTTTCCAGGGAACCATCCCATATAATATACGTATGTAGAACCAGTATAATTAAAATAAGATTGATAACTATAATTATTTACTATATCATCATAATTTACAGTAGTTGGCATATTGTTTCTATTAGAAGTCACATAATTGCTACTATTTAAACTTCCGACAAGTGCAGTCCATACACTATTTGCTTTTCCCATTCTTGATTGTACTAATGAGAATACTGGAATATCTTCTTCATTTGTTGAAGATGATGTTTTTGTAGTATCAATAGAGTATGCAACTTGATGTGCATTTGTAAAATCAGAACTACTAGAGCTTTCATTTACTGCACTTAAACCTCTATAATAAATAACTCGACCTAATTGCAAAGCATTCGGAGCATACCAATTATTTTTAGAATATTGACTATCTAAAGTTTCTCCAGATTTTACAGTAGGCTCGTATAGATACATTGAATAATAATATGGATAAAGAATACATTTAGTAAGCTCAATTCCATCATTATTATTAGCTACTTGAGTCATTTTTAAATTGAGATTCTTTAATGAAGTGATACTATGTGTTGATGAATCTATGTAAGAATTAAGTGATGAGTTATTAAGCATTACTGATAATAACTTATCATTAACATGATTTACATATTTTAAAGTATCATCTTTACCTGTGAAATTACTATTATCAAACTTTCCGTCAGAAGAATAATTCTAAACATATGTAGTTTTAATAATATCATTCATAGGAATAGTTGTACTTAATCCATCAAATTTACAATAATTATCAACATCTGAAACTTTTACAGTATTTTGTAGATATGTTTGCACATTGTACAAATTCTTTAGTGTTGTAGTAGTAGAATTACTTACACCTTCATTTGTATATCCACCATACAATCCGTCTGAATCATAAGTAGCATTTACATGTTCAGTTCCAAAGATATATACTTTACCGCTAGTGCTATCTGTTTCTTCTTTAGCATATACAATTCCAACTAATGTTTTACTTTCATCATATATACTAGAGAATGATCCATCTGCATATGCGAAGTCAGCAATTTGTGGAGCAATCCAACTAAATATAGCAGTTGCTTTATTAGTAATAGTTGTAGAAGAAGTGTTTAATTTTATAGTAACTGTGTACTCTTTAGTGTCCTCATTCGTAAAAGTAATATCACCTGTGTCAGCATTAATAGAAGCAACTCCGTTAGTAGGACTTATGCTATAACTAATATCCAATCCATAAGAATCCCCTATCTATTTGATTTTAACATTATTACCATAAGAAGCATTAATATTAAAAGGATTTGATATTTTTACAGTATCTCCAACTTTCTAATCTCCTTGATAATATAGATATACCTGTTGTGAGTATGTAAAACTACTTATAGATTCAGAAGTATAGTTAATATAAGTTTTAGATGTATTACTATCAATATTTCCGAATTTTTCTACAAGAATCTTTTTAGTTGCAAATGATATAGATGTAATTGAAGAATTTGAATCTATAACTGTAATCTTTCCATTAATAGTACATTCTGGTAAATAAGCTAATTTAAGAAGGGCTTCTTCTGTTAAATTAAGATTAGCATTTATCAATGTTACTGATTCAAGATTATTACAATTAATTAATTCTTCATTACAGAATTTGGAAACATCAAAAGACGATCCACATTTAGCACAATCTATATAAACTTCCTACAAATTAGATGTTCCTTGTAATGTAACACTCTACAATCCAGAGTTATTATAGATACTGAAATTAGTAATAGTTTCTGGTAATGTAATTGTAGTCAATCTATCTGATTCTGGCAAAATTACTTTCTTAGTTTGTGAATTATCTAAATTCAATACTCTAAGTTTAGTACATTCAGAAAGGTTTAAAGTATTTGGTAATGATACACTTCTTAGAGTAAGGTTTTCAATGACAGGGAACGAAGGAGTAAATTCAGTAATTTCTAAGTAAGGATAACTGCTTCCAAACTAACTATCTCCAGATAATTTAGTATTATCTATTGTAAAATCTGTAGCTCTTTCAAAATTAACATTACTAAAATTAGCATATGTTAATCCTAAAATATCTATAGATTTATATAGATTCATATAATAAATACTCTAATTAATAGATTTAGCTGTTTTAGTAATAGATGTTGTATATTTGTTACCACTAATAGCTAATCTCCTAACAGAATCATAATTTAATGTAGTATTTCCACTATTAATAGAATCCGTTTCAACATTAGTATTTTCATACATATATTCAGGGATACCATCCCATTCATATAAAGGATAAAATTCCTAATATGGTTCAAATTCCATTTTGAAATTTAACACATCACCACTACCTCCAGAACTAGAAGTAACAAGTCGATTAGTTGGACTTTGTTTTGCATAAGATGATAAGAATATCAATCTATTTTTCATAAATTGTTTCTCACATGGCAAGCATGATCCGTGACTTTGTTCTATCGGTTCAACATTATTATTACTATAACTATCAAGTACTCCAGATGTATTTTTAATTATTTGTGCATTTTCATAATAGATTTTAGCAGTATGATTAAATGCAACTGAAGGGAATCCTGATTGAACAGAGAAGAAAGTTTTGTAATAGTAATTAGAAGTATTACTTACACTTAAATCTGTAAATGCAAGATTAATTAATCCTTGTAAATATGATTTAATTTTATCTTCAAAACAAACATCTAATGATTTAAAGAAGATATTATTGGAATCTCCCCAACCATCAAACATTTCAGATAATTTAGAATCATCAACTAATCCTTGTAACTTATATTTAAAAGATGGCTCTAAAATATTATATGATTTAGTTTGTTTACCATTATTATCAGTTTTATTAATGGTATCCAAATCATCTTGAACCATTCTAACTTTATCTGTTATTTTATAATAAGTATTTTTAGCTCTATTATCTGTTCCTGAATTAAATTTAATATTTGCTTGATGATAAGCACAATCATCAACATCATAATAAGAAGGTGCAAGATTATAATACTTTTCTTTTAGTGATTGAGACAAATATGAAACAGTACTAGTTGTTGTAGAAATTCCAAGTAAAGTATAGATTTTAATTGGTTGCCAAGCACCATTAACATAATTTGCTCCAGCATGTACCCATGCATTATTTATAGTATCGTATCTATAAATACAACCCTTTTCATGACTAGAAACACTAAATGTATTTGCTAAAACACAATATTTATATTCAGTATCCCAAGAAGATGTATCTAGTTCTGAACTACTTGATACAAACTTCATTGATGTATCATATAAATAATTAAAATCGTAGAAAGCTCTAAATATTTTAAGTTTATCTAAAGCAGATTCATTTATTCCATCACCAGCATCATTTAACCCAGAATCTATATCCCATGAACCACGAGTTGTATGATAAATAGATTCATCGTAAATTTTAAGATTATATTCAGGATGTTCTAATGAGTCAGTATAACTTACTTGAGGAGCATTAAGTAAACTCTAACTATCAGAATCATATCTTTGCAATTCTTGCCAAGGACATCTAAAGTTAGCAGATACATCAGTATTTTCACCACCTTCAACCATTAGTACTTCATCACTAAGTCCAAATGTAGCTTTGTCACCTTTAGCAGATCCCCAAGTTTGGAATCCCATAAATTTAACATTATCATCATTTTCAAGAACAGTTGCTAAATCCATATTTGCAACTTCTTCTTGACTTAGATCTGTTTCCCAATAGAAATAGAAGAATGGTTCTTCTAATACAGCAGTACGACATCCAAGTGATGAATTTACAAGTTTCTTATAACCATCATCATATAACTTACAAGCACCAATTTTATGTGATTGCATTGATGATGCAAAATTAACTTTACCACAAAGTTTTTTAACTTTATAGGCAGTTGTATCAACTTGACCGTCATAAGTAGGCATTAAATAATAGTTAGTTAATACATTCTCAGGTTCAGTTTTAAATGTATTATTTTCAAGTAAATTAGAATAAGGTACAAATGTACTATCATTGCTAAACTTCCCAGTTTGTGAGCCGTTATTCCAAATAGAATATTTCATTGCTGATGAACCTTGACCTTTAGTGAGTAGATAATTTAATCTACCGCCATATGTGTTATTCTTAGTTGTATCTGCGTAATTTATAAATAAAGTATTTGGAATCTTTTTATTTGGAACATCATCTCCCCAAGTTATATTAGGAAATTTACCTCCTGTTGGATATACATATACAAGTGAATTATATTTCTTATAACTCTTTTTAAATGATATTTCTCCGTCTGATTTAAGAATATCATTTGCATCATAAATAGATTGTTTAGATTGTTTATCAGATTGATACGAAATATAATTACGTTTAACCTAATCAAAGTTTAATGTAATATTAGCATATACTCTAAACAAACTAAAGTCTATATCTGAAGATTGTGGAGTTATTTGTAAAGTAGCACCTCTAAATGTTTCAGAACTATCCAAAGCTATTTCTCTATCAATAGTACCATTAATATAAATTCTCATTAAATTAATAGTAGTATTTGTAAGTAAGTTAGAACTATCTGTAATATATGTTGGATAGTATGCTTCTCCTTTTGTAAGTTTATAATTTCTCTAATATGTAATCAATATATGAGTATCTACACTTTCCTCAAACTGTGAATTTCTAGCATCAAATGTATCTCCAGATACATTTCCAAAACATAGTTGAGTTGGTCTTAGTTCTAAATCACCAATTTTTAGAATTGATTTACTTTCATCACTAATGTTATATGTTTTAAATCCAAGTTCAATACTAAAGTTATTAGCATTTAATCCAAGATTTAATGGAGTAGTAAATACATCATTATCTTGAGCAGATAATCTAAATATAGTTCTTCCATTTTCTTCAGTCCATCCATCTGTAGAATTTAAAGAATCAGATATGTTGTAATTAGAAGGATAATATTCTTTAGTTTTAAAAACTTCATTTATATATCCAGATGTCTGATCAAAATTAAATTCTGGAGTAACATCAGAATAGTAAGATAAATTTTCATCAACAGCATCAATCTATAATTCAGCATAATTTTGAGAATAACATGAATTGTTATATACTACTAAGAAATTATATCTTACACCATTAACTTCAACAATTAAATATTTAGATGCATTGTTACTATTGATTTCAATATACTTAGAATATGATGTTTCGTATGTATTATTATCATCATAATAAGAAGTAGTAATGATTTCCTATTTAATTATATTAGTAGGTTCATCTTCTATTTCATCATCTAAATATGTTTTAATTTCAGTCTGTGATTTATCAGGACTATATACTGACAATTCATACAAAGTAGCTAAATCATTATTAGGAATAATATCAGATACTCCGTTAATTGCAACAACAGTTTCTTTACAATCCTGTGTATAAATTACATTGATTGTCAGATAATCAGTATAAATACTATCGTTTCCAGTTCTTACACCACGAACAACAATTTGATTTAATCCAGCTTTTAGATCAGAATAAGTAAGTGTTCCAGATGTATAAAAACTCTTCCTATTTCCAGCTGAATTACTAATATAACCACTTAAATAGAAATCTGATGAATTTCCACCATCAATTGAAAATTGAATATTGTTACTATTAACAACATATTGAGAATTATATCTAAGTTTAATAACTCGTGATGTAATATTATATGATAATGTATCTATTGCAACAATTTCTGAATTTTCTATTACATTAATAGTTAATTGTTTTGATGTTTGTGATTCATTAAATAATGAACTAATATCTACTTTAGGTAATTCAGAGTAACTAACTGCAAAACCATCAATATTATTATCTGAGCCAAATGTAAATTTATCTTTAGATAAACTTGTTACTGAAACTCCAGATAATGATTTAGTTCCATAAGATAATGATAATTTATAAGAACGAATTACATCAGTTGTAACTGATGTTTGAGAAGTTACATATAAACCAATTCTAGCATATACAGGAACATCCGATTTATATTGAAATTCAATAGAATCATAATTACTATAATCATAGAATACATTATTAACTTCAATTCCTGCAATCTTTAGTTTATATTCATATAAAGGAGTGATTACTGATACTTCACCTTTTGCTACAATTTCTCCTTTATCATTTAATAACTATAGCTGATTATCTTCAGTATTATAATACAATGAAGCTATGGATTTATCATCTAAATTTTCTAATTTTCTACATAGGAAATCTTCCACTTCTTGACCAGTTCTACCATTCCATTCTGTATCAAGGCTTGTTATTGTATTCTCAATATCAAATTTTCCCATAATTTGTTAATTGTTTTTCCATGAATCATCTGATAACCAAGGTCTTTCTTGCATCCAAGTTCCACTTCCAAAGCAACTTCTAATAGCATCATATACAGTTAACCAAACTAATTTTGATCCTTTATAAATTGCTCCAATATCTCTTTGAACTTGTTGTTGAACCTAATTTACAAGTTGCTATATATTCTGTTGTACTTGTAAAATTAATTTACCATTTTTATATATCATTGTTTTTGTAATTCGATTCTTAATGCTTCGATAAGAGCATCAACTTCTGATTTGGTATAATATTTCTAAGTTAAATCTTCTTGTCTAACATATCCTGTTGTATTTATATCTTTATTATTATCATATGTACAATAATAAGTATCATCATCTTTTACAGCAAGATCGTTATACTCATCTTCAGTAATACAAACAAAATTGGGAACATTTTCAGATAGCGCAATTTCTTTATCATTTAAAAGCAATGAATTATCAGAAATAGTAATAGTCTAATCTGAAAGATTTATCTATTTAGTAGTAAGTTCATTAGATAATTGTTCTTGATCTTTAGAATATTGTTTCTATGTAACAAATACAAAATCTTCTTCATCAGTATCTCCTTTTAAATCATTCTTTGTAACAAATTTATTATCAGATTCTTCGATTGTATAAACATTACTAGATAATTTATCAATTGATTCTTTTAATGTATTTGTAGTATCTATAGTAGTATATGTATTACTAATCTATTCAGACGTAGAATAATTCTAATCAACATTCTCCTAAAGTTCATTTAACTTTGTGGCAAGGTGATCAAATTTATTATTGTCTGCTTTATTACTTAATCTATCTTCTATATCTTTTCCCCAATCTTGAGATAGGTATTTTTGTTGTCCATCTTCTTCAAATACATAGTAATAAGTATCTTCATGAAGATAACCTAACGTTTCATCAATTGGCTTATAGTTTTCATCAGTGTTCTAAGCTAATTCATCATATTCATCTTGAGTACAAGTTATAATTTGTATTGCTTCATAAGAAGCTTTCCATCCTTTAGAATTATCAATATTAGCTTTATCTATTAGCATATATGTATTACCATTGCTAGCATTAGCAACAGTCATACCTTCATACGCATACTAAGTTGGTATCGAATATAATTCTGATGTATTACTTACAACAGTTCTAATGTCCAAAGGTTTATTTGTTTGAACTGATAACGATACTCCAAGTACAGAATCTCCAGTATATTTAAATGCCATTATTCTTTTAGTATAAATTGAATAGTATGTTTAAGAACTGATGAATAGGAATCAACTTTTTCCCATACTGAATAAGTAGTTCCATTTAACTCTTCTGTGTAAGTATTCCATCCATCCAAGTCAACATCTAAATATCCTAAACCTCCATCCACTTTAAATGAAAGCAACTATGAATTTTTTCCAGGAAGTTTAATAACTGAATTTCCATTTAAACTAATTGTAAATATCTGAGAATTAGTATTAAACTTAACAAGTTGCTATTTTAAGAGTGTAGATTTATTTCCAGAATACCAAGGATACGTTGTTTCTATATTTATAGATGATGTTATAGATCCAGCACTTATCTTCTTATTAGTTTCCTCACCTTTGTTATTAACTAAAGGTGTTCCTTCATCATAATTAACAGTTGTGGTATATTTATAAATACCTAATGAATCATATGAACTAATTTTAGATAATTCTATATTATTAAATGTTAATGATTCAGTTCGAGATAATTCTTTACCAGCATCATTCTAATTAAATGTACATTCTGGATTTAAATTACTTGATCCGACTTCAATTAACTATGAAGATACAGAATAAGTTAATGTAGGATAAATTAAATCTCTAACATAACTAGGAAACAACATTGTATCTAGTATCTCTGTAATTGTTTTCCCTTTTAAATCTTTAACAGAAGTTCCAGAACTTATTCCTCCAACAGTACTAGGTGAAGTTGTATCATCTGGAAGAGAAGTATCATATGTTTTTAGATTTTCATCTAATTTATTAGATAAATCCTAAACATCTTTAGATAAATCTTTTACATATAACCCTTGTTGCAAAGATATAGCATTTTGTTCATTATCTGAAATCTTAACTTCTAGTGAAGTTTCAGTTAATTCTATAGTTTGTGATTCAAGTAGATGAACAGAAACCCATGTTGCAATATTCTAATCAACATCTATATTCTTTATCTTATTGTTTAAATCGGTTATAGAATCATTGATAGTTTTTACAGATTCTTTTAAATCGTCTACATCAGATAACCATGAATTAATTTGTTTTATAGAATCACGAATTTCTTCAACTTCTTCAGAGTTTGATTTATATTCACCTATAAATTTATAAGCATAATCTAATGCTTCCTTTATAGTAGTAATATCGGAAGATACTGATGTTGTATATTTCTAAATATCATTTACATATTTAGATAGATCTATTTGGTTCTCAATATTTCCTTTTATATTTCCCCATTCTAAAGATAAATCATCAGCTATTCCTAGATTCTTTCTAACCTTTGCTTTTTCAATTGAAGTTCGATATTCACCTAGATAATTGTTTCTTAACAAAGGAATAGGATCTGTTCTCACAGGAATCTTTCTTCTGTTACATGGAACTAAATTAGCATCAGTTACTGAAGTATAAATAGGTTTTATCATTGTTTATTAATTAACTATTGTTCAATAAATTCGCTATTAGGTAATCTTGTAGGTAAACTAATGTAACAAATTAAATTCATTATATCAGTGTAGGATGGTTTGTAACCTTTTTTAATTTCCTATAGAAACTAGTTATATTTAATTATAGCTTTATGTTTTAGAGCATCCACATCCAGACTTTGTTTTAATTCGTTTTTTACCAGAACAATATCCATTACAAGAAGTAAATGATTCGAGTAATCGTTCTGCTTCTAGATATTGTTTAAATCCTACTAAATAATCTATAATATTTAATGTCATCCAAATAAAATCCCTAGCAAACACAATATCATCTGATAATGAATTACATTTACCAAGTTGAGATTCAAATAACGATTTACAATATTCAATATAACAATGTTGTAGATTTCCTGTATAAAATACATCTACTTTACATCTCTTTATTGTCGTACCCTCATTATTTCTCTCTAACATTTCTTTTAATGTACATTCCTATAATTTTCCATTTAATTCTTTATAAGCTTTTCCATTATCTATTATATAAATAGTACTATAGTATTGTTTATATTCATCAGAAGCAGTTAAATACCATTTTTTATTCGGAACTATCAAATGATCAATTGTATAATATCCATCATGATCCACATTGAATACACATGAATCTGAATCAGTTGTATGATCATTAAGTGTTACTCCTAATAGTTCAATTTTATCTATACTATTTTTTATAATAGAATTAACAGATACACAATCAGAATATTTATAGTAATCATAAGACTATGTTACATCACTATCTTCATCTAGATACTATCCATATTCTTTAGAGAAATCTTCTATTTTAATTTCTCCAAGTAAAGTTGTAAATACCTCAATATTAAATTCCATTACATTACAAGTTGCCTAATTCTATCATTATATGGATTATCATCAGTTAATTGTGCGAGTTCAACTTGAGTTCTACGTTTAGCTTCTGCAATAAGAGCTTCACGATAAGTACGTTCAGTTTGAGCTTTAAATAAATCAACTTGATGTTCTAAGTCAATCTTTTCTTTATCAATTTTAAGTTTAGATTCATTTAATGATTCTACTTTCTTTTGATATTGTTCTAATTGTTTACTAGCTTGTTCTAGTTGCTATTGAGTTTCTTGCAATTTCTAATTTAATTGCTATAGTTGATCATTATCTTGTTTTTGTTTTTCGATTCCTTGTTTAACTTTTTGCTTAGCCTCAGTTAAACTTTTAGAAGTTATAATTTCAAAAACAATATCAGGAGGAATAATCTATGCTTGTACAAGTTGAGGAACAAGCTGTTTTATCTATTCGAGTTCCTATACAACCTCTGTACTAGAAGTAATTCTAATATCATAATCAGTTAAGGTAAAGTATTCAGGTAATGCTGTAAATATTCTTTGATATTCTTCGCCAAGTACAATTGTACCAGTTAATCCATTTTTAAATACTTTCTTTCCTACGTTTAATGCATCTAACAATATTTCATTAATTGCTAAATCCATTTGATGATATATTTGTTTTGTAATTGTAAATGAATTACTTTGTCCTAGTTTAATATTAGTAACAGCATCTCTAGGTTGGATTCCATTCAATCTTTCTCTAAATACACCAGTAATAGATGAAACTGTATTTTCAATCTAATCCATTGTAAGTTGTATTGCTTGAATTGTCTATGCTTTAATAGTATCGTCAAATCCATTAAATAAAGCCCCAGGTGAAGCTTGTCCACTTTCCAATCTACCAGATTGTGAACTATCAATAGGAGCAATACCGCCTTTTTTATAAGCAATAAACTTTTCAAGTCTTTCTGGCATATTCTTTCCTAGAAATTTTGGTAACATTGATACATCTACAAAATCACCAACAGTACCACTACTTGCAATTAGTTTATCTCTATAAAATGTTAATATATCATATTTATCTTGTAAATGAGCACATGCTAACATTAAAGAATAAGGTCTCGAACCTCTATTTAAAAATGATATTCCGTTAACTGATAAGCAACAATAACTAGGATTATCCTTACTTCTGATTACTTCTTCATTTAATCCTTTAAGAATATAAATATCTTCACCAATTCTAATTGTTTCATATCTTTGTAAAACATAATTAGAATCTGTTTCCAACCATTCAACTTCATATACAGGAATATATTCTGTATTCAATCCGTAAATTGATTCAGGTCTTCCAGGTACCACCACAACATCACCCTGAAATATATCCTTTATATATTCATTTGGTCTATTTCTTATATAATAAGAAGAGGCATCAGATTTTGTTTCCCAATGATCTTCAAGTAATTTCTTATCATCTTGTGATAAATCCTTTCCGTATTTATTTAGAATCTATGTTTTAGTTAACCAATTTCTTACAACAATTCTATAAGAATCTTTAATATAAGAAGATTCCAAATTTCTATCTGGAAATGTATTTAAAGGACTTAATGCTCTTATTTTTATATTAGTATTTTCTACATTAGGTTCTACTTTATAAAATAGTTCACCTGTTAATAATAAATCAAGAAGCAATTCTCTAAGTATATTATTTAAATCTGTAGTTCTTGATTGCATAATATAGTTAATTACATCCTATGCAGCTATTTCGTATTTAGATATAAATGATGTGTTTACTGCATTTTTAATTGATTCAATTTGTTTATTGATAAGTGGATCTACTGTATTCTTTCCATCAATAAATCCAAGTATTGCTTTCTTTAAACAACTTGTTAAATAATTACATACATCATTATAAATCTTTAACTATTTTTCTCTTTTAATATTAGCTATTGTTTCTGAATCTTTACATGCAATTTTAGGAATCTTTGGCGTATCCAAAAATTCGCCAATAAGAACATCAATATGCTTTCTAATCAATGGTGTAAATTCAATAGAAGTAGGAGTTCCTAATCCGAAGTTTTCTTCAAGATATTTAAACTATTCCTAATCTCTTATACCATTGTAATAGTTATATGCTTTTTGAAGTTCAAATTTGTCATATACTAATTCATGAATAGCTTTATTTGTTTTCTCTATTAATTCATCGTTTGTCATAACAAATAAGATCTGGATAAGTAGAAGTTAACTAAAAATAGTGTTCTAAAAATCTGCTACTATTTTTAATTTGTTTTCTTAAATATTCTAGAAACTCCTTATCTTCTAATGTTGCACATATTACATAAGGAGCTTCTGGAGTATTTAACCCAAATTCAATGCTATATCCAGGATGTAATTTAGTAATTTTTAATTTACCTATATATCTCTTATGATAAATATCCATGATATTTTCGTGGATCACTTGTTCTAATTCCTATATCGTCATCAGTAGAAATATTATAAATTGGAGTTTTCTTAGTAGGAATAATTCCTCTTCTTTTAATTCCGTTTTCATCTATATAATAACCTATATCCTACCATTCATCTTCTTCTTCGATTTCTACACCTTTAGGAACAACTCCAGATAATTCTTCATCTGCTAATTCAGCCATTCCTAAACTTGCCATAATATCGAACTTTCTTTTATTTTCTTGGTTATAGGTTTCCAATTCAACTAACATATCTTCGAACCAAATCAAATGACAATAGTCTTCAACATATTCAGCAATTAAATCTGTTTGATGTTCAATAATAGAATTCGTTGCAGGAGTACCGTATTGTTTACTAGTACCACGCTATACATCAGTTAAAGTAGCTCTAGGTCGTTTCATAAAGTAACTTAAGAAATGATTATTTCTTGCCCATGTTACTAAACTGATACGAGTTGCTTCTATATTTATAACAGCATTATAATACTATGCTAATTTAATTGCTATCTTATATGCTTCTGTAATTTGTTGAGGTCTATCTTTATAGATTGCTACATATTGAGGCTATTGTAATCCAAATGCTCTTTTCTTTACAACAATACAGAAATCTGATGGATCTTTATATGTATCTGATGTTTGTGCTTTTCCAATATCAATACCATCAATACCCATTACATAAAGTCCAGACATTTTTTCGTACTTTGGTAGTCTATTTCCATTTTCATCAAGCTACTATTCTAATGTCCAGATAGGATGTTCTAATATACGAATTTTTCCATTCTCATTAGGAATCCATCTGAATCCTGTAATGTTTTCTGGACTATGTACACTATTTCTATAGACATATTCTATATATCCTGTGTCAATAGGTGGAGTTAATTTTAAAGCTCTAATTCTAGTTAACTATTCAGCGATATTAACTTTATTAAATTTATTATCACCTTCTAGTGAAAATGCTTCTTCTGCATTATAACAGAACTCAGCACAATATATTACATAGTCTTGAGGATCTGATTCTTTTATTCTTCTAATTGAATCGAAATAAGCTTTCCCATCTTTATCACTAATCCATCCTCTTCTATCTAATAGTTTCGTATCTTTTATTGTTTTAAAAGCTGGTAAAAAGAATGCACTAATTGTACTATCTCCTGTTTGAGTATATGAATGTTTATAAGGAAGTACTCCAAAGTTAACTGGATTATAATATATTTTCCTTAAACCTTCCAACGCTGGACCAGATTCACCACCAGTACCACCAAGTAATCTAACTCCAAACTATCTACCAATTTGTCCAACTAGTGCATCTGCCTAAGTATATGTTTTTAAGAAATTAGGCCATAAACCAACTTCTTCAAACATTAGAATATCAGTACGATCACCACGTAATTTTCCAGGTTTATCTACAACTAAACCTTGTATCTATGAACCCCATCCAACAGGTGTTTTAACACCGTTGATCATCTTAAACTGACCTGCTCTTTTTACCAAAGTGGTATCAGTTGTACGACCATGAGAAAATCCACCACCTGTATTATTATCTACAAATGATAGATTAGTCCATATTTTTTCTAAGAGTTTATTTAATTGATTCTCTGCAAACGCACATGCTACATTTACAGATGAACGAATTACAGTATAACTCTTAGCAATTATAGCAGCTTCTATTTCAGAATACAATTGTGTTATCCTATAGGCTTTTTATCCTATAGTTCTTATAGTTTCCTATAAGTTCAGCGTACATTTTCATTCTAGTTAGAATGTTCCACACTCTTGGGAGGATTATTACTCTCTTTAACGTTCACCTCCTACGCGTTACGGTACTCAGCGATTAACTGAGTTACCTCGGTATTAACATAGTGATTAAATTTATTAAATTTTCTTGATAAATAAAAATTAGAATTTGAATACAACAAATCAAAAATTTTAACAACTTCTTTTTTAGAACATGTTCTTAGCCTATATAAATTATCTCGTTTTTGATAATTAAGATTTATTTTAATATCATGTTCTGCGAAAAACTTTTGAATATCTGTTAATAATGAAACTGTTTTTGATGTAAAATCAAATTGTTTTACAAACGAATCTGAATTTCTAGACTTGTTGTGTTTAATATATCCACATATACATCCATCTCCATCAAAATATCCACGAATAAAATGTCTTATAAGGTTTGTTGGGATGTTTGGAATATGTAATTCATTATAACTTTTTCTATATCCAATATTTAGTTTTACTAAAGAGTTACATAATTCAGCACTAGTTATATCAATACCAATATTCCCATGAGCATGAATTTCTTTTCCTCTAGGACCAATAAATGTTCTTTCTTTAGTTGAATATAGTCTAGCATCAGGAGAAATTATATCTTTAAATAGATAAACTATTTCACAATCTCCTTTTTGTAATTCAATTCTAAAAGTTTTTCTTTTTTCATCAATACTTCCATCAGCAGTATAAAATCCTAATAAGTAAGCTTGAAGTTCTGTTTGAATATTAGTGAATATACTATGTCTTACTCTTCTGTTTGAAATATGATGAGTAGTTGCTGGAAAATTTTCCTCAATAAATTTAATTTGTTCGTTTTTATTCATAATTTTTATATTTTATGTTCGTGATTAATCACTTTAGCCTTCACCGATTTTGCGGAATTTATAGCCGACAATTCATTTACCGGCTTCTCTGGCTTTCATCATGCAAGCGTTTAACTTTAAACGTTTAGCTAATAGAAGATAATGAAACCACTAATATTGTCCTTCCATAAAGTTAGGAAATATTAGATTACGTCCCATACCTGCTTCTGATACATTTATATTATCTTTTAGTTGATAAAAATTTAAAAAATAATAATGATCACCAGTAATAGTATAACCATTCACAGTCATGCCATATTTACAACGTTTATACTGCTCAATCCAAAATTCACGAAATCCTTTAGAGTCTTTTTTATATTCGGTATAATTACCAGTTCTTAGAAACACATCTCGTGTTTCTGTAAACCACGATGGATCAAAGTCTAAACTTTTAAATGCGTTTATAGGTCTATAACCAGTAAGTTCATATGATAAATTAGAATCAAAATATTCTATTTTCTATCCAAGAGGAACATCCCATTTAAAACTCAAGTCACTTACAATAACTTCCTCGTTATTTTCATGGACAGGTTCTGGAATAGTTTCCTCTTTCTTTTTTTCGACTTCTTTAATTACCTCTTGTATTTCCTAAGGTAATGGATTCTTTCTAGGTCGCCCTCGTTTTCTTTTAGGTTGTTCCATAATTAAAATTCTCCTGGATCAAAGTCTTCTTGAACATTACCACGCATACTAGTATTATCGTTAAGTTGTTTTTTAACAATCGCTTCTAATGCAATAAGTTCTTCATGAACTTTATCAAGATTAGAAATTTCTGCAATCAAATCCTTAACTTTATAAATAGGTTTACCAGTATTAACATCTCTTTCCTCTGGATCAACATTATTGAAATAATCTATAAATTTATCAACTGTATTGTAAGCAGCTTGTAACATTTTTATAGAACGATTTTCATCTTGAATTTTTCTATACTTTCTACAAGCTGCTCTAAATTCAGGATTATTAAATTCTTCTTCTGTAATACCAGAATCACGAAGAGCTTCTTGATGTCGCTCTTGTTCAGAATAACCACTATAGATACTTTTCCAATCTATAGCAAGCCATATGTAAGTAAATTCTCTAAATGCTCTCAAACATTTAGTTCCTTTTGGATCTTCAGGACATTTATTCCGATCATATTTCATTAATTCTGAAAACTCTTTAGTAAGAAGAATTTCTGGAACATTTAACTCTATTCTATTATTTACATTATCATATTGGAATATATCCTATTTCATATTTTAATTAATAAGTTCCTCTATTAGGTTGTTGTATTTTCTAATATCTTTGATCAATTTTCTCATAAGTTTTTTGCGGATTCTGCATTTTACCAAGAGGAGCTGGCTAAGTTTTTATTGGTCGATTGTTAAGAGGTCGGTTATTAATAGATTGTGGAAGTTTTCTTCTATCAGTTTGAGTTCTTTGTACAGATCCACGTGAAGTTACGCCTCCTTCTTCAGCTTTTTTAATTTTCTTTCCACATTTAGCCTGTTGAATTCGATCTTGTCTAAATTGGTCAACTGGACCTTCAGGAATATAATTTTTCAATGGAAGACCATTGTCTGCTTTCTTAATACATTTCTTACAAACTTTTCCACCTTTCTTAAATGCTTGCATTTCGTATCCATTTGGACATTGACCTCTTAAATATTTAATGTAGTTGAGTTTTGCACCAAATTTAGCAGATTGCTTCATTTGTTGAGCTACTTGTTGAATATATTGAGCTATTTGAGCTGCTTGTTCATCACCTTGTTGAGCAGCTTGCATAATCTATTCAATTTGTTGATTAGCTTTTTCATCGCCCTACATTGCAGCTTGAACTAGTTGCACAATTTGTTGCTGCATCTATTGTTGTTGTTCATCCATATATTATTAAGTCTTTAGTGTTAAATATTGCTTCTTGCAATTCATAATTTTTAGTAAACCATCTACATTTAATTCCTTTAAAAAAATCTTTCTAATCATTTTTAAACATTGATGTTTCCTTTTTAACCACAATCATTACTGGTTTATTAGGAATATCCTAACGAAGTGTAACAACATCACCAGGACAAAAATATATCTTATCTTCCATTATTTTATATTATCAAATCGTTTTTGAAGTCCTTCATTTACAGTTGCGAATATTTGATGTTCATCAACACAAATAAATCCTTGTTTAAAGAAAGGAAGTGGTACAATAGAAGCTCGTTGATAAAATACAGTATCACCTTCTCTTAGATACTTTACATCTGGACCAACTTCAACAACACATCCTGTAAGAATCATTTGTTTTGCTTCTTCAATTTCACCAGTGTCTGTATTTTGATATTCAGGTGTCAATCCACCTAAGTCAGTAATAATTCCGTTTTCAATTTTAATTCTTTGAAATGGATTATGTACAAATGGTTTAATAATAACTCTTGAATACATTGGCTTAATTTCAATATTTTCAATATTTTCTGCCAATTTTTCAGCATTATCTTCAAGTCGTTCTCTATGTTCTTCAAACTTGTCAACATAAGCACTAACTTGATCATTAAACTTATTTGCTTTTTCTTTCTGAATTAATTCTGAAATATCTTTAGAATTATTCATATTAAAGTTTAGTACATCTGAATTAATATCAGATACTGTATTTGCTAATTTTTCATTATTTGTAAGTGAAAGTCTATCATTCATAATCATTTATCGTTTTACCATTTTTTAAAAGGACATCTCGCTTCGGTTAGTGTTGTTTTAGCTTGTAACCTACAACCACAACCTTTTCTATAACCTTCTTTAAATTCTACACTCACATCTCCTGTAAGAGGATCCATCCACAACTTATCATTACACATTCCTCCTAGTTTCTTAGAGTATAACGGACACTAATAACAAATTCTCAAACGCTATTCAGTAAGATTCTTATTAAGTCCTAATACTTCATTTATATGACCTTGTACAATTTGTCCAATCTCCATTTAGTATTCTATTCTTTTACGTTTAGCTTTTTGTTGTTCTCTTATTAAACTTTTCTTATAATGAGCTAACATTCGTTCTACTTCGTTCTTTAAATATTCACAATGATATAATGTATTTTTTCCATTATGATCATAGTGATTTAGAATTAAATCTTTAATTACAAAGTTTGGATTTATTTTCTGTAACATCCAAGCGTAAGTCGAAAGTTGCAAAGTATAATGCCAGAAATTACTGTCATCTAAATTGTTTAATGGATATCTCATTTTAACTGTTGCTCTTGATGAGGAATCATATCCACTCTTCTGATCGATTTTTTGATTAGTATTGTGAGTAACTATGCAGGAATATCCAGCTAAATAAGTATGCGATGGACTATCCACAGCAATACATTGAGTAGGAACAGACTCGATGTCTTCAATCTTATTTATATTTCTAAATGAATTTTTATCCATTTTAGTAGCAGGTTTTATGTCTTGATTCCTAGTAAGAAATGGATTAAATTTATCTGTTGTAAAACATAAATTCCATCCTGGAAACTTTTTTCCATCACAAGTATTAACTACTTCAAATATAGTAGACTTTACGCCAAGAGTAGATAATAATTTATTTAAGTCATTCACCTGCCAATATTGAGAAGTATTCATGATGAATCTATGACGTACTATATTAAAAGATCCATCTGTATCCATTATACCTCTTAAAAGATCTAAACGTTGTTCATAAGATGATAAAATATAACTTTCTGGTATATGTTTGTTTCCTATTAATCCTAATTTTTTTAATTTAGAAGCAAGACCTAATACTGTCCTTTGCTCAACATTACTTCTATTAATGTCATTAATAAGATTTTGTCCAAGTTCATAACCTCTAAGTTCTATTTCTTTCCATACAGGAGAATCTTTTTGTTGAGTTATAACTCCGCAATCTTTACTACCATCACCTAACCATACTCCTAATACATAAGGATCTATTGGTAAATCTTTATATGTAATATTAAGAGGTTTTGCATTAAATATTTTTGGAATGTTATTAGAAGATCTTTTTTTAATAGAATCAAGATGTTCTTTTAATTCTAACGTAGTCATTACTTTTTCTTCATATCCATCAGGATATTTTTTAGATATAGATCTTTTAAAATGTACTAACCATCTATGATCAATATCAGCAATAATAGATTCAGAATTATCAAAGTATATTTTACAACATGGATTGTTATGTATTTCAGATTTAACTGTTATTTTACATAAATTTCCATCTTTATCAAATACCTCATCACCTACTTTTAGATTTTCCATATTTATCCATCCTTTAGACGTTAATATAGGAGTGTCCAACGGTAATCCTTTATGATCAACCAATACAATATCGTTACCAGATTTAATTATAAGATCAATTTGTCCAGCTATTCTTAAGATTCCATCATCAGATTCTCTATAAATAAGATATTCTGGATATACTCCATATTCCAAATCTAATTTAGAATAATCCTTCTTACACTCAAATTTACCTCCAATTCCAAACTTTTGTAATGATATATCTTTAGGAGATTTATAAAATGAATTTTCTATATCTGAATGGATTTTTGTACCTCTCTCGCAAGCGACTCTTTTTTTCTCATCCCAATCATCTAAGATATTTTGTTGAGCTTTATTAAAATCCAATTCAGATATATGATGCAAATCTAATATAGATTTATTAAATTTTTTATTATTTAATAATGATCTTTTTTCTATTTTCCAACGATCTGCTGGGATTAATTGTTCTAATGCTTTGTAAGCACTCCAAAACTGTTCATCAAAAGGTTGAGTATAAGAGTGAATTAATGTTGTTACAGATATAAATTTATTATCATTATTTATATCCCAATATACATGGCTGTTATCATTAAACGCAACCTTTCCATTTTGTTTATCAATTTCCATAAAACATAACACATTAACAATTATAATTAAAAAATCTGTAATACTTACTTTTTCTAATTCTAAATTCTATATTTATAATTATAATCAATTCCCAGTATTGCTGCCACGAATGTACTAGTTTCTCCAAATGCAACTAATACAGAACTATCAATAATACCTAAAGGAATTGTAATAAATCCAGCAATTAAAAGTCCACTGCCCACTATGGTTAGTAGTACAGCAACAAATAGTCTAACATTTAAATTATTATACTTAGCCATAGTCAAAGAATTACAAATTTAATTGCTTGCTGTTGGTACCTCAACTAATTATCTTATTATCTGTCCTATTTTTATTGAATTATGTATATTTTGTTATTACAAATATAATTATTATTTTTGGTATTATCAAATATAATATATTAAATGTGATTAATAAAAAATATTTAAATTACGATGAATATAAATGAATTTATAAACTATTGTTAGAATAATGTTTAGTCTATATCTAATATTATTTCTAATAATCAATCTAATTTAATTATTTCTATGAAGAATGGAAATAAGATTCATATTAAAAAGAAAAATCGTGGTAAATTTACAGAATACTGTAATGGAAACGTAACACAAGAATGTATAGATAGAGGTAAAAGAAGTTCAGATCCAAAAATAAGAAAACGTGCTAATTTTGCAAACAATGCTAGAAACTGGAAACACTAATATTATAAGCTTTAGTTCTCCTTACGAAGGATTTAAAATCTAGGATAATTTAAAACAATATTTTGATAATCAACTAGATACAGATTGGGCTGATAATTAGAGATATCAACCACAACAATATGAATAGCCAGAAGAAGATGATGATTTATAGTTTATGCAAGTAGAAGAAAAAACACCATTTGATGTTGATAAGAAAATTGTATAGAGAGCTGAAGATATTGTTTCAAATGCTAAACCAAGTAATGGTAGCAGTTCAATATTAGGTAAATATAAAGATAGTAAATTATTTACTAATCAATTAGTACAAGCTTACAGAAGTGCTTTAGGTAAAAAAGGATTAGACCCAGAATATGCTAAAATATTAGCAGCACAAGATTCTTTAGAATCTGGATATGGTAAACATGTTTCTGGAAACTTTAATTATGGAGGAATTAAAGTAGGTAAAAAAGATCAAGGAAAAGGATTAGGAAAAGTACGATCAACTAAAGAATATATTAATGGAAAATTAACTTCTATAAATGATGAATTTAGAAATTTTAAATCCCTTGAGGATTATTGCAATTATAAAATAGATATGTTTCAGAATAAACGTTACGATGCTTTTAATAGAGTTAAAGCAAATAATCCTCTTGCTTTTATTTCTAATATAAACAATTCTGGATACAGTACTACGCCTACTAGTAAATATGCTAGTTCAATAATGTCAATATATAATAAAATATGAGTAAGAAAATATACGGAAAAGATATTAAATAGGTTAATGCTCCTGTTAAAATGTATTTACCAAATGGTAAACAAATGTAGTTTGATAATTCAGAAGAAGCCTAGAAATGGTTTGATGAAAGTCAATATGCCAATAGCGGAAGTATGGTAGAACATACACCAGTTCAAGGTGATGCTGAAAATCCAATTGAATTAAATGAAATACAAGTAACAGGAAAAGGTTCTAATAAGCCACAAATTAGTAGAACAGGAGTTGATTTATTTTAGGGAGCTAACTATAGTCCGAGGTATAATGAAACTTATACTCAAATGGGAAATAATCCAATCAATTGGACTAAATTTATTCCAGCTAATTACTGGGAATCTAAAACACATCAAGCATTACGCGATACTAACGATGTAATTGCAGGAGCAATGTCATTACCTCTTTTATACACTGTTCCAGAAGTAGCAGGAGCATTAAACTTAGCAGGCGCTTACGAAGGTACTAAAAACTTAATTAGTGATGATGGAGTAAAGAAAACTGTTAATCTATTTAAAGAAGGTAAATATAAAGAAGGACTAAAAAGTGCAGGAGGAGATGCTTTTAATGTAGCTTTAACTTTACCTGTATTAAATAAATTAAGAGCAGGTTTTACACCAAAGACTGTAAAGCTTGCTAATGAAATGAATAAATCTTTAAAAGAAACTGAATTCGAATATCCATCTCATCCAAGTAGCTCTCAAGCTAATAACTTTTTTGGTCAAATTAAGAGTAATCGTTCTGTAAAATTCTATACAAATAATGGGATTCAAACATTAGATAAAGGAACGGATAATATTGATTTAAATCAAATAAGATTTGCTTTAAAATATCTTCCTGGATATGAAAAAGATGCAAAAGTTGCTAATATGGATAGAGTGAATAATTTTATACAGAATGATATTCTTCCTAGATTAAAAGCACAAGGACACGATATATCTAAAACACATATTCCTCAGCTTAGAAAAATAGATCCTAATAATGATTATATGGATGCTATATTAGTAAAAGGAAATTCTGGAGCTTGGTACACACCTGCTTTTGACGATGTTACATTAAGAACAGATCCTGAGAATGTAGATTTCGGATTACTTGTACATGAAACAGGAGGTCACGGAATACGATATAATTTAGGAAAACTTAGTAAAGCAAATAGAGATTAGTTTAATAATGCTACTAAAAATGCAGGATTTAAATTAGGAGAATTTCCTCAATTTGGTAGTATTGGAAGAGAAGAAGTATTTAATCCAGAAGAAACAAATCTTTTACGAGAAGCTTATCCGCAAGTAGAAAGATCTGCAAAAAAAGGACACGAATTAAATGAACAAGGTGCTGTTAATACATAGCTTAGAGCTAAATTGTCTTAGAGGAATGGATATGTAACTGGAAAAGATTTAGATAATGTTATTGAAAATACTTCTCCTGGAGAGATACTTCAAATGGAGATCGATCAACCTTATACATCATCTATTGTTAATGATATTGCTGAAATTACTGGTAAAGATGCAGATGATATAAGATGGATGAATAGTGAAGAACTAACACAATTAGCTGAATAGCATCCTCAAATAAAGAAGATGACAGATAATGTTAAGAAAACAATGATGAAAGTAGGAGCTATTTCAGGAGCAGTATGGGGATTAAATAGAAATGAATAAAATAAAAGAATTTTTAAAATTAATGGTTACTTCGCATAGTGGTATATCTTCTAAAAGAGTGTGTGGAGTAATTGGATTTTTAGTAATAATATTTGTATTAATATATTGTACAATATATACAACACAAGCACCGACAATGATTGATGATTTTATATATGCTTGTTGTTTATTATTAGGTATAGATAGTATAACTAGTATTTGGAAGAGTAAATAAAAAAAGGTGGCTCAGAATTATCCGAGTCACCTTTTTTTGTTTAATATCTAACGCTTTGTTTATTTATTTCATCTAAGAAGTCTAAAAACCATTGAGAGTTTGTTTCATTTTTCATTTCAACCTTTCTAATAAACCATTTGATTAATTTTAAAATAAGTTTACTAGCTTTTTCATATATCATAATCATTTATTTTAGTCGCCCCATTAGGCTTCGAACCTAATCCAAGAGATTTCATTTTAACACCATTTTGTGGATTAGACTATCGCATCCAGTCCTAAGACCAGTCTCTCTGTTTAGTCGTTCACGCTGCAATTACGCTTGCGCCTTGTCACTATACATTTCCAAGTCAATTAAAAGAGGTTCTATTTAAAGATTATTTATTATCCTTTAAACATCCAATATTTTAAAGTAATAGTTATTCCAAAATTTATCAACATTTCTTAATAATGTATTTCTACAAGTTTTAATAAGTTTAGTTCTTACTAAATTGTTATTTATTAAATATTCACAACATTCAGAAATAGTTCCAAATCTTTGTAATTCGTTCATATCTTTATCATATTGAATTACATATTTCTGATTAGATTTATTTAATCCAGAATTTGAAATAATTTGTTTAACTACAGATTGTTTTATATTTAATATACTAGCAACTTTCTTTTGATTTTTTAATTCTAAATATTTATTAATTACTAATTCGGATAATTCATTAGTAATTTCATATTTGGATTCGGTTATCTTTTGATTTCTAGAACCATATGTGTCTGTTTGACTATGACAATTAGGACATAAGAATCTAAGATTCTCAATTCTATTATCGTTGTTTTCTCCATTAATATGATCTAATTCTAAAGATAATGTTTTACCTTGCCACTCAACTATTCCACAAATTGCACATTTATAAGGAATAAGTTTTTGACTAATAATAGTCTTTCTTAAAACAGATCTATTATGTTTAGAATTTTTACAAAATAATTTATCAGGATTTACTTTTTTAATAGATGAAACCAATGCTGATTTTCCTCTAAAATCTTTTCCAGATAAATTTAAATCAATCATTCGTTGCTTAACTTGTGAATATCCCCAAGAGTTTCCTTTAGTAGTATATCCAAGTTTAAATAAAACTTCTGAAATATTAAGACTTGACTTAACTAAGTCTATAAATTCATTATCGCTAAGTTTATAAATTTTGTTTTCCATTCTTTAATTTTTTAAGAGTCTCATGTGCTACCATTACACCATAGGGCAGTTTATTTAAATCCTCCGAAGAGGATTTATTTTAAAATTTAGAAAGTAGGCTTTGTAATTCTTCTATTTTATTTGTAATAACGTATTTTATAGTAGCTGATGAACTTTCAATAATTTTTTGAGCAATTTTAGCAGAATTTTCTGTGTAATGATCACTATCTAAAATTTCATCTGCTGATTTCAAGTTCATATAATTAGATAACTCTTCGCTGATTTCTGCAAACAAACAATCATCAATCAAACCTACATTCTTTTTATAATTCTTAATCATCTCTTTAATATTACTATCATCGTATTTTTCTTCTAAGATAGATTTACCATTAACTTGTAAATCTTCTTTTCCATTTTCATTGGAATATTTCACTACAATATCATTTGCATTTTCAGTAAGTAGTGAAAGTAGTTTTGAAATAAGTTCTTCAGTAATTATCATTGTTGTAATTTTTATATATACAATAATATATAGTAAATTGTTAAGTAATTGTTAATATAAATTTAATATTTGTTAATATGCAGTTAAAGCATATTGTTCTGGAGTTTCTAATGAAAAATCCATTAGTTTAAATCTTCTAAATATATTTTTACCAATATTGTTATCTAAATCGGATACAACATATTTACCATTCGTGTATGTACCATTACTAACACGTTTCCAGCCAGATTTCAACATTAATTTATCTATTGCGTTCTTAGCTTTTGTAGAATTATCTGGCTTTACTTTAGGTTGTGAATAAGTTACTATTCCTCTTTTATCTTTACTAATATATTTAGTTTTTAAAGCACCTGGAACTCGATTTCTATTATACATCTCGGTTCTAGGTATAGAACTTTTTTTAATAACTCTTGTAGATAATGGTTTTGAATATACAACAGATTCAGCACCTCTTCCGACTTCTTTAAGAGGATTAGATGCTGAAATAGCAGATGGTATTCCGGATAATACTAGTTGTTCTGCAAACTATCTAGCGTTGTTTTTAGTATAATTGTAATTGGATTGTATCTATTCCGAATCTGTATATGGATTTAAATCTGTTTGTAATCCATAATTAAAAAAGTTAGCATTAGTAAAGTTCTATAAATTTCTATTGTAGTTTACTTTATCAGTATCGTACAATTGATCTGTAGATAATTGATTGTGTATTCTTAAATAAGGATGTATTAATTCTTCTCCGTTCATTGCGATTTATTTTTTCGCTAATTTAATAATAAAATTTTAATTTTTAAAATTTTGAAATTTTAATTTTTTGAAATTTTTAATTTTAAAATTTTAGTTGGAGGAGGGGACACCTTAGCGACGTCCCCCTCCGGGGTACGTCGTGGGAAAATGATTGTAAAACGCCAGCCATAGTGAGTCGCGTCGTTTAATTTTAAATCCAACCCGCGTTTCGCAAGCTCAACGGCGGCTTGTCTTTAAAATTAAACTCCAGCTCCTACAGAGGAGAACAACCATTTAGCGATTCAATCGTTATTTAACTTTATTATTAATTTTTAAATTTTTTTCATCATGGCAGAAAATAAGAAAATCGAATTAAGAATTGTTTCAGGTTTGAATAAACTTAATGGTAGCGAACTTATAAAACAAGTAAACGGAAAGAGATCCCCGTTTACTGACGGAATTAGGTTCAAAATCACTGGTCTTACCAAACCAGGTGCATCTTGGGTTGATGAAAACGGGAATCGGTTATCCAAATCGGATTCGGAAGTTCTCGGATTCATAACCGACATATTTGGGGAATCTTCTCCAATTATGTTGACAACTTTATGTCGTCCGAAGGATGTCTATAAATTGCACGATGCGACCGAAACAAAACCCAAATGGTACGAACATTTAGGAATTAAGCATTCTACAGGAACGCTCAATGAATTTGCTCAATCTTTGTGCGATGCGTCGAAAGACGATATACGAGCAGAGATGCAGCTATTCGTAAATGCTCACGTGAACGATACGTTCGTTGTCAAGTACAATGACGTTTTATTTACACCCAAATACTCGAATCCAAACGAGTACAAACCGCTCGGGTTCTCGTTCGCAAATATTAGCGTTGTCAACTCTTAATTCGATAACGAAATCCCCGAACTACATCCGTAGTTTCGGGGATTTTTTTTCACTCATCTGCTTCACTTGCAACTGAGAGAAGTACCCTTCCATAATACGTCACTACAAAAAAACAAACGCCAGCCTAATATATTCACAAACGCCAGCCAAGTGTATAGCGGAGAACAATTATTTACCAATAAACACCATAAAATTAATTCAAAATGAAAAAGACTGATATTATCAAAGGAGCCACGTGCTCCAAAATACACTGAGGAAGAACTGCTGAAACTAGCTTACGACTTCATTGCCAAGTTGGCATTAGTGCCATCAGAAACCTCTAATGTATTCGATCCCGTACAACAATCCCCTGAATAAGGGGATTGTTCCCTCATAACAGGATAAATATTTCCACCTGTTTAAAAAAGGAATTCTTTTTATTGTTTAATTTAAAATTTTTAAAGTTATGTCAAGATCAAATGACAATCCAGTAGTGAATGTAGAATTAACAGCTCTTCAACGCGAAGAAAAGCGTTGCAAAGCAAACGGAGCTACATCAGTTGAAAGTTGGGACGGAGGTATCCGTGAAGACATTAATCAACTTGAGGAAGGTGATATATTTATCATCCCCGAAAGTTATAAAATCTTCGAGGAAACCCTAAACGGAGGTGGTAAAACGCAATATACCATCTTAACTACCGAGAACGGTAAGGTATTCCGTTTCTTCCCTAGTTCTCTCACCAAGAGTGTCTTAGTGTATGAAGACACTAAGGAAGGACAACCATTGGTTGCTACTGATGAGCGTGCTAGAGCTAACGGTGATGTTGTTGATTTGTTCAAGACAGAAGGTTCCGTTAATGACGGAATGAAACTGTTAGCAGGTCGTAAGATCAAGGTTGACAAGGTTAAGATGATTCCAACTCGTCGATTCGGAACCATGAGTCTTCGTCACACCAGTGTATGTACATTTAACTTTGCCGATTAGGCAAAGTGATGTACTACATCACTGTTAAAGGTATTAAAATAGGAGATACTCTGATTAAATCAGAAGATGGGTATCTCCTATCTACAATACCTACTACAAAGTATCCTAGAAGAGTCGAAGGATACTGGTTACTGAGGATCTACAGAGGTAGATACCAGATTATGAGATTTTTTAATTCACAGTTAAATTATGCATCTGGATGGCTGTAAAAGTGAGAGAAAAGTGCGAAATGCGTGTCCCTCCCTCCCCAAAAACGCCATTACGATGCCAACTTATGGAACTCAATTTTTAAGAGAAGTATATGTGAAAACACCGAACCTCCAAAACGTCGTTTGTGTTATTAATGCTTCTCGTTTAAATCCAGTTTCCAATAAGAGGAAACTGAAAAAGCAGGTTACGCAGATAAGCCTAGTAGAAAATAACTGCTACGAATGAAATCAGATAATCGCAAACTCGATCTGAAAGTAAGGATACTTTGGTTAGAAACTGACAATTTCTATACCGAGATTATATTTGTGCTAGTGTACCACAGTCAATGTACATTATTTTATCAAATTAATGTATTTTAAAGTAAAACGGAGTTGCCAAGTATAAGCCGCTTGATTCATAAGGCTAGTACATATAAAGTGTTCTTCATAAGAGAATTTTCCAGCTTTATATGTATCGGCATTTGTAAGGAGTTGCAAACCTCACAGGTCGAACGTTAGTAACGTTGGGTGTGGAAAGCCCAAAATAACTTCTCGATTTATCCTAGGTAGATCGAGATCCGTCGTGCCCACCAAAGCACCTGATGAGTCGTTGAAAATTACGACGAAACGGATTTTTTACTAATTAAAAACAAAGAAGAAAAATGAAAAGATTTGATTTACGTTCTAAGAAGTCTCAAGAAGAATTACTATATTTAAATGTTAATTCTGATTTGTTCAATCACAATCGTCAAGTAATTGATATGGTGTATGATAAAATCAACAAAGAGATTGGTGAAGAGATTGTTCCAAAAGAAGTATTAATAAAATTAATACATCAGATTGGAGCAGATCCTTACGAGTATGAAGTAGAGAATAGTAATTATATTATCAATCTTGGACAATTTTGTCAAGATTATATTATAAGAATATT